ACCGATGATGCCCGTTTTAATGATGTGCATGAGGCGGTGAATGCGGTGGCAGTGCATGTACAGGAACAGGGAGAAACCATTGAAGCCCGCTTTGCCGCCATTGAGAAACAACTGACTGACGACGTGGTGGAGCTGAAACAGAGCATCGAAAAGGGAAAGCAAGGGGTTACGGCCATCGAAACCAAACTGTCTATCACTGAAAACTTTAGCCAGACCAAACGCCCGGAATCCACCGGCGGTAACAATCAAAACGATGTATTGACCGACTGCTAGTTAGGGTCGCTGGCCGCCCGTTGTGCGGCCCACTGGTTATTTCATTAACACCTTATTTAACTGAATTAGGATTATTATGCGCCCAGCAACCCGTTTTAAATTTAATGCCTATCTGACCCGTCAAGCCGAGCTGAACGGGGTGGAAACCGGCGACCTGAATAAAAAATTCAGCGTTGAACCCTCCGTGACGCAAACCATCATGACCCGCGTGCAAGAGTCCTCAGAGTTTCTGAGCCGTATCAATATTGTGCCGGTATCGGAGTTGACCGCTGAAAAAGTCGGCCTCGGCGTCAATGGTTCGGTTGCCAGTACCACTGATACTGACGGCGGCGACGAACGCGAAACCGCCGAGTTTGCTTCGCTGGACAGTGAGAAGTATTTCTGTGAACAAGTGAACTACGATTTCCACATCCGCTATAACACCCTTGACCTGTGGGCGCGTTATCAGGACTTCCAGACTCGCTTGCGCGACGCCATTATCAAGCGTCAAGCACTAGACCGCATTATGGCCGGCTTCAATGGCACCCACCGCGCCAAAACCTCTAACCGTGCATTGAATCCATTGTTGCAGGATATCGCGCCGGGCTGGTTGCAAAAATACCGCACCAATGCGCCAACTCGCGTAATGAGTAACATCATCGGCGAAGATGGCGAGGTTGTATCAGAGAAAATTCGCGTCGGTCATGGCGGTGATTACGTCAATCTGGATGCGCTGGTGATGGATGCCACCAATAACATGATTGCTGAATGGCATCAGGAAGACCCTGAATTGGTGGTTATCACTGGCCGCCAGTTGATGCAGGATAAATATTTCCCCATCGTCAACAAAGAGCAGGAAAACAGCGAAACCCTCGCCGCTGACCTGATTATCAGCCAGAAACGTATCGGCAATTTACCGGCTATTCGTGTGCCGTTCTTCCCGGCAAACGCACTCCTTATTACTCGCCTCGATAACCTCTCTATTTACTGGCTGGAAGACTCACACCGCCGTCATATTGATGAGAACGCCAAGCGTGACCGTATCGAAAACTACGAATCCATTAAACAGGATTACGTGGTGGAAGATTACGCCTGTGGCTGTCTGGTGGAGAATATCGAAATTTTGTCAGCGGCTAAAGACGATAAAACAGATATTGATCGTCTTGCTGATGCATTGATGGGCGCAGTAAACAACGCTAACTCCCCCGCGGCGGCGACTGAAGGGGGTAAATAAGTTATGTCCAGTCCTGCGCGCCGCCACTTTCTGAGGCAGTCGGCTATTGCCGCCTCACAGCAGCGGGATAACCCGCTGCGCCACGCCACCGGCTACGAGTTGATGTTGCTCAAGCTCAATGAAGATAAACGCAAGCTGAAACAGGTGCGTTCAAATGAACGTAAAGCCGAGCTGAAGCGGCAATTATTGCCGGATTACCTGCCGTGGGTGTCAGGTGTGTTGAGTGAGGGGAAAGGCGCACAGGACGCCATTGTAATGACCATCATGATTTGGCGTCTGGACGCTGGGGATATCCCCGGCGCACTGGATATCGCCCGTTATGCCCTGCGTTACCAGTTAGTGCCAACCGACCGCTTTACCCGCTCGACGGCTTACCTGATTGCCGAGGAAGTGGCCGAGTCGGCTGGGCGCGCCTATGCCACCGGTAAACCGGTTGATGTTGACCATCTGCTGCAAACCATTGAGCTGATGGAAGATGAAGACATGCCCGACCAAGTGCGGGCCAAACTGCACAAAATGACCGGTTATGTGTTGCGTGACAGTGGCCGGGGCGAATTGGCCCTAAGCCACCTCCACCGCGCACTTCAACTGCACACCGGTTGTGGCGTCAAGAAAGACATTGAGCGGCTGGCCGTGAAGTTAAAGAACGCCGCCAGCCGCTAACCCGAACGCTCCCCGAGCCGGGCGGCACGATGGCCGCAACAGCATTCATCTTGTTAACGCCGTCGTCCACCGCCCACCCATTCTGATATTGAGGTTGCCATGACCACCACTGTTGTTATCCCCGCGCCTCGGCCCGATAAGACGGCCGAGCCGGTGATTGAAAATACCTTTTTCTGGCCTGCGGTTGACCCGATAAAGCTGCGCGAATTGTTGCGCCTTGAGGGAACCGTCACCGCCGAGCGCCTGCGCTTCACCATCAAGAGCGCTATTGCTGAGGTCAATGCCGAACTGTTCGAGTACCGCCGTGACCAGATGGCGACTGGTTTCAAGACACTGGCCGAGGTGCAGGCCGAGCAACTGGACGGCGAAAGCATCCTGTTGGCCGAGTACCAGCGCGCGGTCTGTGCCATTACGGCTGCACTGCTGGCCGAACGTTATCGCGGCTATGACGCCAGCGCGCGCGGTGATAAACGCGCGGAGGCCATTGAAAGCACCGTTGATGAGTTGTGGCGTGATGCGCGGATTAGCATTCGCAACATTGCCGGTAAGTCCCACAGCATTATTGGCCTTATCTGATGCAGGTCAACGCGTTGCAAGGCGACACGCTCGACGCACTGTGTTGGCGCTATTACGGCCGCACGCAAGATGTGCTGGAGCAAGTCTATGACGCGAATCCGGGGCTGTCGGAACTGGGGGCGATTCTGCCGCATGGTTATCCGGTGCAGTTGCCCGATATGGCCCCGGCAGCCCAACGAGAAACCGTTCAATTATGGGATTGAAAATGGAGAAAATCAGCTCTGCGGTGGCCTATGTTTTTGCGCTGCTGTTAGCGTTTATTGGTGCACTGAGTCCGCAAGATATCGCCTTTTATGTGGCGGCGCTGGCCGCTGCGGCCACCTGTCTTATCAACTGGTACTACCGGCGTAAAAGCTATTTCTTGCTGAAAGAATTGGGTATCAGGCGGGAGGTGTTCGATGAACTCAATCGTTAAGCGCTGTCTGGTCGGGGTCATTTTGACGCTGGCCGCCACCTTACCAAACTACCAGACGCTTAAAACATCGCCCGCCGGGCTAAAACTGATTGCTGATTATGAGGGCTGTCAGCTCGACGCCTACCAGTGCAGCGCCAACGTTTGGACAAATGGCATCGGCCACACGGCAGGCGTTAAGCCGAACAGCGTTATCAGTGAGCGACAGGTGGCGGTCAATCTGGTGGCGGATGTGCAACGGGTTGAGCAGGCAATGGCGGTCTGTATGCCGGTTGCCATGCCACAACCGGTGTATGACGCAGTGGTGAGTTTCGCTTTTAACGTCGGCACCGGCGCGGCTTGCCGCTCGACGCTGGCCTTTTTTGTCAACAAGGGCGACTGGCGCAGTGCCTGCAATCAGTTGCCGCGCTGGGTGTATGTCAATGGCGTGAAAACCAAAGGGCTAGAACGTCGCCGTACCACCGAGCAAACACACTGCCTGAGCGGGGTCTGATATGCGCACATTACTTCTGTTATGGGTTTTGATGATGGGGCTGCTGGCGTGGCACGCCCATAACCTTAAAAAAGAGTTAGACAGCGCCAAACTGGTGATTGGCACCTTATCCGCTGGGATTGAGAGCCGAGACAATGCGATCACCCGCTTGCAAGATGAGGCCCGGCAACAGGCAGACAATGAGCAGGCATTGCGGCAATCACTGAGCCACGCCAGCACCTTGTCATTATCCCGTGAACAGAGAATTCAAAGGTTACTCAATGAAAATAAAGCCTTGCGTGATTGGTTTGCTGCTGCTTTGCCTGCTGACGTTATCCGGCTGCACCAGCGCCCCGCGTTCGCCAGTCCCAACGATTATTTACGTTGGCTGTCCGACAGTGAACAGTTGCGCGCTACCGGGCAGCAGCCCGGCGGGTAATGGTGATTTAAGTGCCGATATCCGCCAATTAGAAGCCGCACTGGTGGCCTGCGGGCTGCAAGTGGAAGCCGTGAAACAATGTCAGGAACAACATCATGTTAAAACCCAAGATGCTACGCCAAGCCTTAACCGACTGCCTGCCGCTGTTTCAGACTAACCCGGAACGGCTGAAAATGTTTGTTGATGGCGGGCGCATTGTCTCAACACTGGCCCCGTCGCTGTCTTTCGAAAATCAATATACGCTGACGCTGTTTATTGAGGATTTCCCCGATGATGTTGATTATCTCTTTGTGCCGATACTGGCATGGCTGCGGGAACATCAACCGGACATCATGGCGACGGAGGAAAAGCGCCGCACCGGCTTTATTCATAAGGTTGATGTGATGAGCGATGTGTTGAGTGATATCCGTATCGACTTGCAACTTACTGAGCGGGCTATTGTGAAAGAGGTAGACGGTGCATTGCATGTTGACCATGCGCTGGAACCGGCTTGGCCGGGTACGCCAACACGGCCAACAGCCATCTATTTTAACGGTAAAACAGTCAAATGAACGAGTTAAAACCCTTTGATGATGCATTGGCCGGGCTAATTACCAGCCTGACACCCAAGGCGCGCAAGGCACTGGCGGTGACGGTTGCTAAACGCCTGCGGGCCAGTCAACAGCAACGTATTAAACGCCAGCAAGCGCCCGACGGCACCCCGTATGCTGCGCGTAAATCTCAACCACTGCGTAAGCCAAAGGGCCGCATTAAACAGGAAATGTTCGCCAAGTTACGCACCGCGCGCTATATGAAAGCTAACAGTAGCCCCGATGAGGCAGTGGTCGAATTTGCCGGGCGCGTTGAGCGTATCGCGCGGGTGCATCATTTCGGCCTGCGTGACCGTCCGAATATGCACAGCAAAGATGTGCAGTATGACGAGCGGCCATTGCTCGGTTTCAGTCAGCAAGATATTGCCATAGTCGAAAGTATTATCACTGATACATTAGCAGGCCATTAAATATTAATGACCTGCTAATTGGCTTACTTACTATTTTTCAAGTTGCCAATAATTTTAGCAATTTGTTCTAATCCGTCAAATGTTGCAGGAACATTATCTCCGTTGGTTACTATACTTGAGAAAATTATATTCTCAAATTTAGCCAAAGAGTCGGGGTCTTGCTGTTTCATCCCAATAGAGTAGTCACCATAATTTTGAATAAATCTGCAAAGTGTTTTTCTTAGTTCTATTTGTGAAAGCTGTGCTTTTATTGAATTGTAATTTTGCAACGAAATCTTGAAATAATATATTAGAATTATAGTTATAGAAAATACTGGAATAACTGAAAAATAATCCACCCAAGAGGTGTAGTTCTCTTTATTTAGAGATAGATGCCTCACTTCATAAATCAATGGGGTCAGTACCATCAAAGCCAAGAAACATACCAGCCAGAATGATTTCTTTTTCTCTTTTACTTTCTCATCACTAAGTTCTTTAAACCCATCATACAAACCAACAAAGTTGAAGGCATTTTCGTACTTAATTAATGCTAATTTCAAATTATCTACTTTTACCTCTCTCTCTTTTATTTCACTATCCCATTTATCCTTTAACTCCTCAGCATTTCGGTATTCATTTGAAAGAGCCTTCAATATATCCACATTGCCACTGCTAAGAATGTGCTTATGTAAGTCTATAGGCATTTCTCTTTCCGCATATGTAATTTGCTCTTTACCTATTGGTGAAAACTCATCTACTCTATAAAGTCCAAAGTCTTTGATTTGCCTAAATGACATGGTTAATATTTCAGGCGAAGTGATATAACGTTCCAATAAAAATCTAAAACATACGGAAAACATAGTATCGAGCTTGTCTTCATTCGAGCTAAATGAATTGAGCATTTTAATAAATGAATCGCCAACATTAACTATATTTAATTGAGCATACTTATCCCATTCATTAGGTTCACTATGGAAGGATTTCATAAGTAGCTTGATATATTCATTTCTTTTTTCGGAAAATTCATTCCCATTTTTTTCTATCTTATTCAACTCAGCAAGATAGGTGCTAATTAGTGCTCTGACACCATCAGTAGTAAAAAAACTCATAAGTTTCATCTCTCAAATTTAATTAATAAACGAATACATCATAATATTTATAGATTATCAGTTGTCTCATCTATGGCACAAGCATGTTTCGTAGCGTTGGAGATTTAGAATCTCGAAAATAGATGCATGAACACTCAAACCCAAATTACTGAAATTCTGCGCCTGCTGCGCAACCTGATCCGCATTGGTACGGTGGCAGAGGTCGATCTCGACCAAGCCCTGTGCCGCGTGGCAACGGGAGCCAATACCACCGGCTGGCTTAACTGGCTGACGCTGCGCGCCGGTCAATCTCGGTCATGGTGGGCACCCTCACTCGGTGAGCAGGTGTTGATATTGTCCCTCGGTGGCGAACTGGATACCGCCTTTGTGCTGCCCGGCATTTTCTCTGATGACTTCCCGCCACCGTCGGCCTCGGCGGATGGCCTGTATATCACTTTCCCTGACGGTGCCACGCTGCACTATGAACCTGATAGCGGCGAGTTGCTGGCTGATGGCATCACAACGGCGGTTATCAATGCCAGTGAATCGGTGAATGTTACCGCCCCCAATATCACCTGTGCCGCCTCGGTGAAAATCCTTTTAGACACACCAGAAGTGGAATGCACCCACAACCTGACCACCTCCACACTGAATGTGATCCAAGGCGGCAAGATGAGCGGCAACATTCAGCACTCTGGCGGGCAGTTTTCATCTAATGGCGTGGTTATCGATAAACATGACCACGGCGGTGTGCAGCGTGGTGGTGACTATACGGTGGGGATTAAATGACAACAGCCAAATATCTCGGCATGAACCGCAACGCCGGGCAGACCATTACCGACGCTGACCACATCAGCCAGTCAATCGCTGACATTCTTATCACCCCTGTCGGTTCGCGGGTAATGCGCCGCGCTTATGGGTCGCTGTTATCGGAACTGATTGACCAGCCACAAAATCCGGCGCTGCGCCTGCAAATTATGGCTGCCAGTTACAGTGCCATTTTGCGCTGGGAGCCGAGGGTCAAGCTGACCGGCATCACTTTTGAAACCACCATAGATGGAAAAATGGTGGTCGATATCACCGGCACCCGCACCGATAGCGCGGCCCCCCTCTCTTTAACCATTCCCGTGAGCTAACCCTATGGCAACCATTGACCTGAGCCTATTACCGCCGCCGTTTGTGGTGGAAGAACTGGACTATGAAACCCTGCTGGCCGAGCGTAAAGCCACGCTGATATCTCTTTACCCGGAAGAACAGCGCGCCGCCGTGGCCCGCACGTTGTCGCTGGAATCCGAGCCGCTGGTCAAGTTGCTACAGGAAAACGCCTACCGCGAAGTGATATTACGCCAGCGCGTCAATGATGCGGCCCGCGCGGTGATGGTGGCTTATGCCATCGGCAGCGATTTAGACCAGCTCGGCGCAAATAACAACGTTGAGCGGCTGGTGATTACCCCGCCAGACCCCACGGCCATTCCCCCCATTGAGGCGGTAATGGAATCTGACAGTGATTTCCGGGTGCGTATCCCGCAAGCCTTTGAGGGCTTGAGCGTCGCCGGGCCAACGGGTGCGTATGAATATCACGCCAAAAGTGCTGACGGCCGGGTCGCTGATGCCTCGGCAATCAGTCCGACCCCCGCCTGTGTCACGGTCACGGTGTTATCGCGTGAGGGCAACGGCGAAGCCTCAGCCGAACTGCTGGCCGTGGTTGAGGCCGCGCTGAATGATGAGAATACGCGGCCAGTGGCTGACCGGGTGACGGTGCAATCCGCCCACATTGAAGATTATGAGATTGACGCTGTGCTCTATCTGCATCCGGGGCCGGAAGCGGAGCCGGTGCGCATTGCGGCTGAGAAGAAACTGACCGCCTTTGTGACCGCACAGCGCCGCCTTGGTCGCGACATTCGTCTGTCGGCACTCTATGCCGCGCTGCATGTTGAGGGCGTCCAGCGGGTGGTAATTAATGCCCCCCTGGCTGACGTAGTGCTGGATAAAACCCAAGCGGCTTGGTGCACCGGCAGCAGCATCACTGTCGGGGGTACGGATGACTGACCGTTTATTGCCTGTTGGTTCTTCTGTGCTGGAAGTGACCGCCGCGCGCGCCTGTGCCGAACTGGAGAATACCCCAGTACCCATTCGCCAGCTCTGGAACGCCGACACTTGCCCGTTACCCCTGCTGCCTTATCTGGCGTGGGCGTGGTCGGTTGACCGCTGGGATGAGAAATGGCCGGAAGCCACCAAGCGCGCGGTGGTGAAGTCCTCGCAGTACGTGCACAAACACAAGGGCACCATTGGCGCAATCCGTCGGGTGGTTGAGCCGCTGGGTTATCTCATCAAGGTGATTGAGTGGTGGAAGACCAACGAAACACCCGGCACCTTTCGCCTCGATGTAGGTGTATTGGAAACCGGCATTACCGAAGAGATGTATCAAGAGCTTGAGCGGCTGATAGACGACGCCAAACCATGCAGCCGCCACTTAGTCGGCCTGTCTATCAATCTCGACAGCAGCGGCCCGCTGTATGTCGCTGCCGGAAGTTACAGCGGTGATGAGCTGACCGTATACCCGTATTTACCTGAAACTATAACCGTGACCGGCGAGGATTACGCCAGCGCCGCCGTCCATATTATTGATGACCTGAGAGTGACACCATGACAGCGAAATTCTTTGCTTTACTGACCCACATCGGCGCGGCCAAGCTGGCGAACGCCACCGCCCTCGGCACCCGCTTAGAGATTACCCAAATGGCGGTCGGGGATGGCGGCGGAACCCTGCCAACGCCCAACCCGGCACAAACCCAACTGGTGAATGAACAGCGCCGCGCCGCTCTTAACATGCTGACCATTGACCCGATTAACACTAGTCAGATTATTGCTGAACAGGTGATACCGGAGGCTGAGGGCGGGTGGTGGATTCGAGAAATTGGCTTGCTGGATAAAGACGGTGATTTGATTGCCATTGCCAACTGCGCCGAAACCTATAAGCCATTGATGCAGGAGGGCAGCGGCCGCACCCAAACCATTCGGGTGATTTTAATTGTTAGTAGCACCGCCGCTGTCACGCTGAAAATCGACCCGTCAGTGGTGCTGTCGACGCGCCAATACGTTGATAAAAAAACCGATGATAAAGCGATTGAGGTTAAGCAGTACGCCGACAAACTGCTGTCTGAACATGAGAAATCACGCAATCACCCGGATGCCAGCAAGACCGAAAAAGGCTTTGTGAAATTAAGCAGTGCCACAACCAGCGATAGCGAAGTGCTAGCCGCCACGCCGAAAGCGGTCAAAACAGTCGCCGAAGCAGCAGCGAAAGCATTGGGCGACCACGGCAAAGACGCTAATCCGCACGACCAGTATTTTCAGATTGCCAATCTGTTATCTGAGATTAAAGCACAGGGGCCAGCCGCACTGGCTGAGACTCTCGCAAACCTTAGTTTAGGCGACGCGGCTAAAAAGGGAATTGCATCAAATGCGGAAATGCAGGTGGGTACGGCGGATAAGCTGGTTTCGTTGGTTGGGTTAATGAGTGTTTTCGGTAAGAAAACTTTCACCACGAATGACTATATTCGATTTCCTGATGTTCCGGGCGGCTTTATTTTGCAATTTGGTACAGCCGTTACATCAGCAGCCGGTGATGTAATAGTGACATTTCCCGTCCCGTTCCCTAATAAAATATTGGGTGTTTATCCGTCACAAAACAACAGTTATATCAATGGTGCCTGGGCGTCATATGCCAGTAAATCACTGGCTAGCTTTGCTTTATCCGGCTGGACAAACGCAACGACGCGAATTGCAATTGGCATCGATTACCTTGCTATAGGATATTAAATTATGGATGCACTGTTTAGCCCCAGCATAATTGCTTTTTATTCGATGAATATGATTGAAGATGGTAGTTACAGAGACTCGCTGCCCGATGATTTAATCGTCCCAACCCGTGAGGAATTAACCATCTATTGGAAAAAGACTCCACCAATAAATAAACAACTGGGTGTTATTGATGGCCGTCCCGAGTGGGTTGATATTTTATTTTTCCCAATATTTACAGATGATGAATTGGCGGCAACAGCGCGCCAGCATCGAGATGATTTTATTGTGGCAACCGACCCTGTAATGGTCAGCGATTATTGTATTGATGATATGCCACTGTCAGAGGCACGACGTGAAGAACTTATCGCCACCCGCGCCATCTATCGTGTATGGCCTAAACTGGAAAGCTGGCCGTTGATTGCGTTACCCGAACTGCCACAATGGCTTTTGATTGAAGCAGTGAATCAGGGCTATCGCGTCCCAGTCTGGCCGCCGCTGCCTGCTTAATATTTTATTTTAGCCCCAATTGCGGGGCTTTTTCGTTGTGCCACTCCCCACACATCCCCTATCAGATGCCCCCAGCCCCGTAAGCCGTCACCATACTCTCACCCTTAACCAACGGAGAGTTACCCCATGGGTGATTACCATCACGGCGTCCGCGTTCTCGAAATCAACGAGGGGACGCGCGTCATTTCCACTATTTCCACCGCCATTGTCGGCATGGTCTGCACCAGCGATGATGCCGACGCCACAACCTTTCCCCTCGATACCCCGGTGCTGATTACTGACGTGCTGGCCGCCGCCGGTAAAGCCGGTAAAAAAGGCACGCTGGCCGCGTCATTGCTGGCGATTGCTGAACAGTCGCGCCCGGTTGCGATTGTGGTGCGGGTGGCTACCGGTAAAGATGAGGCTGAAACCACGTCTAATATCATCGGCGGCGCAGACGAGAACGGCCGCTACACCGGCATGAAAGCGTTGTTAGATGCGCAATCAGTCACCGGTGTGCGCCCGCGCATTCTCGGTGTGCCGGGGCTGGATAATCAACAAGTATCTACTGCGCTGGCGAGTATCTGCCAGCAGTTGCGCGCCTTTGGCTATATCAGCGCGTATGGCTGCAAGACTATTTCAGAAGCGATGTTGTACCGGGATAATTTCAGCCAACGCGAGTTGATGTTGATTTGGCCGGACTTTCTGAGCTGGAACACCACCGCCAACAGTACCGATATTGCTTATGCCACCGCTCGCGCCCTTGGCTTGCGCGCCAAGATTGACCAAGAAACCGGCTGGCATAAAACCTTGTCTAACGTCGGCGTGAATGGCGTAACCGGTATCTCTGCCAGCGTCTACTGGGATTTGCAGACCGTTGGCACTGACGCCGACCTGCTCAACCAAGCCTGTGTGACCACCCTTGTGCGTAAAGACGGTTTCAAGTTTTGGGGTTCGCGCACTTGCTCTGACGACCCGCTATTTGCCTTTGAAAACTACACCCGCACCGCGCAGATTCTGGCCGACACCATGGCCGAGGCGCAGTTGTGGGCGATAGACCGCCCGATGCACCCGACGCTGGTCAAAGACATGATTGGCAGCATCAACGCCAAATTCCGCGAAATGAAATCTGCCGGGCTGATTATTGACGGTACTTGCTGGTATGACGACAGCGCCAACGATAAAGACACCCTCAAAGCGGGCAAGCTGTTTATTGATTACGACTATACCCCAGTGCCACCACTGGAAGATTTAACCCTACGCCAGCGTATCACCGATAAATATCTGGTGAACTTTGCCGCTGCCGTCAACAGCTAAGGAAACCTGACTTATGGCACTGCCACGTAAGCTGAAATTGATGAATGTATTTAACGATGGCCGGGATTACATGGGGATCGTCTCCTCAATTACCCTGCCGAAACTGACCCGTAAGCTGGAGAACTACCGGGGCGGCGGGATGAATGGCGTTGCGCCGATTGATTTGGGTCTGGATGACGATGCGCTTTCCATGGAGTGGTCGATGGGTGGCCTCGACGAGCTGGTGTTGCAGCAATGGGGAACACCCAAAGTTGACGCAGTTCCGCTGCGTTTTGCCGGAGCTTATCAGCGTGACGATACCGGCGAGGTGACAGCGGTAGAAGTCGAAATTCGTGGCCGTCATAAAGAGATTGATGGTGGCGAGTCCAAGCAAGGGGAAGACACGGAAACCAAGGTGTCCACCCAATGCACCTACTACAAGCTGACCATTGATAGCAAGGTGGTGATGGAGATTGACGTGGTTAACCTGATTGAAATGGTTAACGGCGTAGACCTGCTGGAAGCCCAACGCAAGGCCATTGGCCGCTAACCCCTGACGGCCAGTGTTCACCCGCTGGCCTCACTGACTGAATTGGAAAAACTCATGAAAAAAGTGACTGCTAAAACTGAAACCGCCGCCGAGGTTAACGAGAATCTGGTGGTACTGGAAACCCCGCTCAAACGTGGCGATACCCTGATTACTGAAATTGAAGTTTATCGCCCCAATGCGGGGTCACTGCGCGGGGTGCGACTGTCAGATGTCGCTCATTCTGATGTGGATGCCTTGATTATTGTGTTGCCCCGTATCACCTCACCGACACTGACCGCCGCCGAATGTGGCCGTTTAGAACTGCCAGACCTTGTGGCACTGGCGGGCAAGGTGATTGGTTTTTTGTCGCCGAAACAGGCGGGGTAAAACTCGACCCGAAACTGGAAGTTGATGACCTGATGGCGGATATTGCCGCCATTTTTCACTGGCCGCCGTCAGAGCTTTGGGGGTTGAGCCTTACCGAGCTGGTGCGCTGGCGTCATAAAGCCCTGCTACGAAGTGGAGCAGCAAACAATGAGTAAGAGCTTACAGTTACAGGTATTGCTCAAAGCAGTAGACCAGGCTACCCGCCCGTTTAAAGCCATTCAAACCGCCAGTAAATCCCTCACGGGCGACATTCGCAACACGCAAAGCAGCATCAAATCGCTTGATGCGCAGGCGGCGAAAATTGACGGTTTCCGCAAGGCCAGCGCCCAACTGGCCGTCACCGGACAGGCATTGAAAAAAGCCAAAGAAGACGCGGCGGCGTTGGCTATCGCCTTTAAAAACACTGAGAAACCCACCGCCCAACAAGCCCGGCTGATGGAGGGAGCCAAGCGCGCGGCGGCTGAACTGCAAACCAAATACAACGGGTTGCGCCAGTCAGTGCAGCGCCAGCGCGACGCCCTCAATGCTGACGGTATCGCCACCAAAAACCTGAGCAGTGAACAGCGCCGGTTACGCAGTAGCGCCGCCGAGGCGACAGTGGCGCTAAGTCGTCAGCGCCAAGAGCTGCAACGCCTGAGCCTGAAACAGGAACAGCTCAATCGTATCAGCAATCGCTACCAGAAAGGCAAAGCGGCCACCGCCACAGTACGTAATGTGGGCGCGGCCAGTCTTGGCGTCGCAACCGCCGGACTGTACGGCGCGGCGAAACTGATTGCGCCGGGTATGGAATTTGACAGCCAGATGTCCGGTACGCAGGCGATTTTAGGGCTGGATAAAAACGACGCCAAACTGGCGGCCATTCGCCAACAGGCGCGGGATATCGGTGGCTCCACCGCCTTTTCCCCGACAGATGTGGCGCGAACACAAGACACGCTGGCCCGTTCCGGCTATGACGCTGACGCCATTCTGGCGGCAACTGAACCGACAGTTAACCTGTCGCTGGCGTCTGGTGTGGATATCGCCGAAGCGGCCGACATCGTTACCAACATGCAATCAGCCTTTAACCTGCCATTAGACCAGATTAAGCGCGTATCGGATGTGATGGCGAAAGGCTTTACCAGCTCAAACACCAACCTGTTAGAGCTGGGCGAGGCCATGAAATACGTGGCCCCGATTGCCGAGGCCGCCGGGGCCAGCATTGAAGACACCACCGCACTGCTGGGCGTTTTGGCCGATAACGGCATCAAAGGCAGTATGGCGGGCACCAGTACCAGCGCGGTGTTTAGCCGGTTACAAGCCCCTATCGGCAAAGCGCCGGAAGCCTTGCGCGAGCTGGGAATAACCACCCGTGACCGCAAAGGCAACATGTTGCCGGTAGAGAAAATCCTCAAAGATATTGACCGCTCTTTTAAAAAGAACAAGTTAGGCACCGCGCAGCAAGCCGAATACCTGAAAGTGATATTCGGTGAGGAAGCCATGAAAGGTGCGGTGAAACTGGTGGCCGCAGCCGGTAACGGCAAGTTGGCGGAGAAACAAAGCAAGCTGAAAAATGCCGATGGCACCGCACAATCTATCGCCACGGTTAGGATGGATAACCTTGACGGCGACCTGAAAAACCTGAGTTCGGCATGGGAAGACTTAGAAATTGAAGTCTTTGAAAAGCAAGATTCCGCCTTGCGAAAACTGACCGTCACCGCAACGGACTGGCTGATTAATGCCGCGGCATGGGCTAAGAAAAACCCTGAACTGGTTGGCACCATTACCAAAGTGACCGGCGCGGCGCTGGCACTGGTTGCCGGGCTGGGTGCGTTGGGGTTAATTGCATGGCCGGTGATGGCTGGGTTTAACCTGTTGTTGGCCGGGGCGGGTCTGCTCGGTACTGGTTTTTCCCTGATGGCCGGAACCATTGCCACCGCGCTTACTGCGCTGACATGGCCGATAGTCGCCGTGGTGGCGGCCATTGTGGCCGGTGGCCTGCTTATTCGTAAATATTGGGAGCCTATCAGCGCCTTTATTGCTGGCGTGGCCGAGGGCTTCACTGCTGCCATGGGGCCAATCAGTGCCGCTTTTGAGCCGCTTAAACCGGTGTTCAACTGGTTTAGTGACAAGGTGAAACAGCTTTCGAACTGGTTCGCTGACCTGATTAAGCCGGTGAAAGCGACGCAGGAAACCTTGGACGTAGCCACCAACGCGGGCAAGTTATTTGGTGAGGGCTTGGCGGCGGCGCTCAGTCTGCCGATGAATGCGCTAAATACGCTGCGCAGTGGCATTGACTGGGTGCTGGAAAAACTCGGCATTATCGACACCAAGTCTGACGGACTGGCCGATAAAGTTCCGAAAGATAACCCTTACGCAGGCGGATACTCGCCCAGTGGCGGCTTGCTTACCGGGGGTTATCAACCTGTCACCGCCAATACCGGTACCACCATTGTTGATAGCAGTGTGACTACCAATGATATCAAGGTGAGTATCCCGCCGGGTATGAGCCGACAGGATGCAGAGCGAATGATGGTGGATGCCCTTGCAAAAAATGAACGGGATAAGCGCGCCCGGTCACGCGGCCAGATGGAGAGTGGTTAATCATGATGTTATCACTGGGTTTATTTGTCTTTATGCGCCAGACAACGCCTTATCAAAGCCTGAATCGCAACATTGATTACCGTTGGCCGACTAACAGCCGGGTGGGCTTGCGTCCGGCTGCGCAATTTCTTGGCGTCGACAGTGAAAAAATTACTTTGTCCGGGGTGCTATTGCCGGAGCTGACCGGCGGCCGTCTGTCATTGCTGACCCTTGAGGCGATGGCTGACCAAGGCAAGGCGTGGCCGCTGGTTGAGGGTAGCGGCATGATTTACGGCATGTTTGTCATCGAGAGCCTGAGCCAGACCGGCGCGTTTTTTTTTGAAGACGGTAGCGCCCGTCGTATTGAGTTCACCCTCAATCTGTTGCGGGTTGACGAGTCATTAACGGCCATGTTCGGCGACATGAAACAACAGGCTGACGAGTTGCTGGGTAAAGCGACAGCCATGACCAGTAAAGCACAGGCAGCTATCGGAGGATTATTCTCATGATGACCGGCATGTCTCTACCTGCCGGGGCGGATATGGCCCCGGACTATATGCTGACGATTAACGCGAAAGATATCACGCAGAATATCCGTGACCGTTTGCTGTCTCTGAGTCTGACCGATAACCGAGGCTTTGAGGCTGACCAGCTTGATATTGAACTGGATGACGCCGACGGCCAACTCGCCTTACCGGAACGCGGCGCAGTGCTGTCGGTATTTTTGGGCTGGAAAGGCTCGGCCTTAATTGGTAAAGGCGATTTTACCGTGGATGAAGTCGAGCACCATGGCGCGCCGGATACGCTGACCATTCGTGCGCGCAGTGCCGATTTTCGGGGGGCGCTCAATGCGCGGAGGGAAGCCTCTTATCATGAAACCACGCTGGGGAAAGTGGTGGCGCAGGTGGCCGAGCGCAATAACCTGAAAGCCATGCTGGCCGAGGGGCTGGCGGATATCGCTATTTCCCATATCGACCAGACCCAAGAAACAGACGCCAAGTTTATCACCCGGTTAGCCTCGCTCAATGGTGCAGTGGCCGCCGTCAAAGCTGGGCGATTGTTATTTATCAAGCCGGGCAGTGGTGTCACGGCCAGCGGTAAACCCATTCCGCAGATGACCATTACCCGGCAGGATGGCGACCAGCACAGTTTTAGTATTGCTGACCGGGGCGCGTATACCGGCGTGAGCGCCAGTTGGTTGCACACTAAAGACCCCAAACCGGCCAAGCCGAAAAAGGTTAAGTTGCAGCGTAAGCCCAAGTTTAAACAACTCCGCGCGCTGGAACACCCCAAAGCCAAACCGACCCGCGCCAAAGCAGCCGCAGTGAAAAAATCGGTGGAGGAAAAACAAGGGGATTATCTGGTGGGGTCAGAAGATAACGTTTTTGTTATCACCACGGTTTACGCCACGCAAAAAGCCGCCATGCGTGCCGCTCAATCTAAATGGGAGAAGTTACAGCGCGGTGTGGCTGAGTTTTCTATCACCTTAGCCATGGGGCGCGCTGATTTATTCCCTGAAACCCCAGTTGCGGTCAATGGCTTTAAATCCGTGATAGACCAACAAAGCTGGATAATCAGCAAGGTATCGCACAGCCTGAGTAACAGCGGCTACACCACACAATTATCTCTCGAAGTGTTGTTGTCAGATGTGACCTATGAGGCTGAATGAAATTCACAATAAGTGATTTTATCTATATTAAGTTCACATAAAGCTAATTTTTAAGCGTTTGTAATGCTATCATATTTGCATAAGCAGATAGAGGAGGGGACACCAATATGATGCATTGCCCGATTTGTAGAACCGCAGCACATGCTCGGTCTAGCCGTTACCTGAGTGAACAAACGAAAGAACGTTATCACCAGTGCACAAATATAAACTGTAGTTGCACCTTTGCTACTCATGAAACAGTTGATCGGATAATTGTTAAGCCGGGGGAAACAAAACCAGCACCACCCCATCCGAGTCGTAATAATCAAGCCGTGTTTTGGTATTAAAAGAAGCCTGCGTAAGCGGGTTTTTTTTCGCCCCAATTAACCGATCACCAAAATATCCATCGCCATTTTATCGCCATCGCCATTTTAGCCAACAAAAAAGCCAACTCGAAAGTTGGCTTAATGTACTGATTTAACAGCTAAAATTTGGTGGCCCCTACTGGACTTGAACCAGTGACCAAGCGATTATGAGTCGCGTGCTCTAACCAACTGAGCTAAGGGGCCAAACTTGGACGCTGATTATACGGTAGTTTCTATCCTGCGGTCTAGAGCTGATAAATCAGATGGGTGTTTTCTGCGCAAAATTAAGGTTTTTTACGGACATAGCAGCTAACGGCGCATGAATATTAGTCTTAAGAAGGGCCTGAATGGCCAAAAAGAAAAACCGAGGTTATTGACAAAGTGCCCACAGCGGTGAAAACAGGTAGATCATAAAGACGCCGTATTCCCTTTGTAAAAATAAGCGTCCATGTAGGCTCGTGCCGCCTATATGGACGCTCCC